GTGGTGGTGGCGGCGGCGGGATTGTCGGGTCCGGCAGCAACCAGGCGGGGACCTCGGGCGGCTCCGGCTACTGCCGCGTCACCTGGGCGGAGTGATCTCGGTGGCGGGCAAGGAGCCGAAGCCAGTCGAAAAGACAGGCAAGACACCGCCTATTGTTCCGCCCCCGGTGACGACCACCAACGCCTCGACGTCAGCCTCCGTCAGCACGAGCGCCTCGACGTCGGACACCCCGATGACTAACGCCTCGACCTCCACCTCTGACGCCACCAACAAGAAGTGAGCTTGCCCGACCAGATGCGCTGACGACGGGGGCCGGCGGGGGCCGGCCGCCCGACAATTCAAGCATGAGAATTCACGTCGTCTCCCTGCCGCACACCCAGGTCTCCCGCGAATTTGAGTGGTGCGCGTACACCGCGAAATGTAGGCGGCTCGCGAAGATGATGGCGCTCCAGCAGATCCCCATGTTCCTGTACGCGGGCGAGCTCACCGACGCCGAGACGAAGGCCAACCTCGCCGAGGACATCTGCATCGTGGGCCCGGAGGACCGCCTGAAATGGTACGGCTCCGAGCAGTGGTCCGAAGATCAGATCTTCCACCACTGGGACCGGACGCACGACTCCTGGACGCGGATGAACCACACCGCGGTGGACGAGATCGCGTCCCGCTGGCAGGACGGCGACATCCTCGGCGTCATCGCCGGCGTCTGCCAGGAGCAGATCGCCACCGAGCTGGCCGAGCGCGGCATCAACGCCCCGGTCGTCGAGTGGGGGATCGGCTACACCGGCGTGTTCGCGCCCTACCGGGTTTTCGAGAGCCATGCCCACCGGCACCACGTCGCCGGCCTTCAGCGCGACGACGACTTCCGCCCGCTGGACACGGTGATCCCCAACGCCTTCGACGTCGCCGACTTCATCTACCGGCCGACCCTGGGCCCGGTGGCCGACACCAGCTACCTGCTCTACCTCGGCCGCATGATCGAGCGGAAGGGCCTGGACACCGTGGCCCACTTCGCCGACCTGGGTCGCCACCTCGTTTTCACCGCCGGCCAGGGCGACATCCGGGTCGCGAACGCCGTCCACTGCGGCGTGGTGCGGGGCAAGGCCAAGGCCCGGCTCATCGCCGGCGCGCAGGCCGTGCTCGTCCCCACCCGCTACGCCGAGCCGTTCGGCGGGGTGGCCGTCGAGGCGATGATGAGTGGAGTGCCCGCGGTCACGACGAACTGGGGCGCGTTCACCGAGACCATCCCCGCCGAGTACCGCGCTTCCACGCCCTACGAGTTCGAGCAGGCAGTCGACCGGGCGGCCATCGAGGACCGTCACAATTTCCAGCAGCGCGCCTGGGCCCGCTTCTCACTGGAGCCGGTGTCGAAGATGTACGCCGAATACTTCGAGAAGGTCTTGACCCACCACCGCTCCCGCTGATTGCGGCATAAATTCAGCGGCCTCATTCTAAGAATATGAGCTGCAACCACTGTGCCGACGAGCACCTCGCGCCCGACGACGACTGCCCGTTGGCCGAGGTAGCAGACGACCTGGACGACGACGGTTTCGCCGACGCCGCCCCCAATTCCGACGACTGGGACCTGGCCGGCGTGCCGCTCCCGGACGAGACCGCTGACGAGGACGAGGAGGACACGCCGTGACGGCTCGCACCGGCACCGCCGCCCGCCTCCTGGAAGTGCTCGCCCCGGAGGTCGGCTACCGCGAGGGAACCGGGAACCGGAACAAGTATGCGGCCATCGCCGGCCACGCCAACGGATTCGCCTGGTGCGCCACGTTCGTCTGCGCCACCGCGAAGATGGCCGGCGTCACCGGCGTCCCGAACTCGGCCTGGACCCCGTACCAGGAGTCGCAGTACAAGGCCAACGGCCGCCTGCACACCACGCCCATCGTGGGCGCCCAGTTCTTCGTGTATTTCGTCGGTGAGGGTCGCGTCGCCCACACCGGATGGGTCACCGGCATCGCCGCCGGCGGTCGCAGCGTCTACACGGTCGAGGGCAACAGCAACGACAACGGCTCCCGCGAGGGCATCGAGGTCGTGCGCCGGGTCCGCCCGGTGCTGCGCGCCAGCGGCTCCAGCGGCATCCGCTCCTACGGCTACCCGACCTTCGTCCGGCCGCCGACCTCGACCACGACGACCGCGCCGGCCAAGCCGGTCGCGTTCTCGGTCCGGGCCCTGCGCAACGCCCTGTTCGTCCGGCCGCGGTCGGACGTCTGGGACGCCACGCTGACCAAGGGCTCGGGCATCGTTCGCCGCGCCGGCCAGCACGGCGTCACGCGCAGCTGGACCGACACCGACGTCCGCTACCTCCAGGGCCGGGTCGGCACCGAGATCGACGGCGACTGGGGCAGCGACAGCGCCACCGCGCTGAGTCGTGCGATCAAGCGCGTGCAGGTCGTCCTGGGCGTGGCTCCCGACGGCCGGTGGGGCCCCCTCACCGACGCCGCCTACTTGCGGGCGAAATCCCGTCACGCGAAATGACCCGGCTGTCGGCGCCGACCGCCGGGCACCACAAGGAAAGGGGCCAGAAATGACCAACCCGCGACCGAAGAAGTCCGATTACACCGTCAACGAGGACGGGGGCGTCGTGTTCACCGGCGACCCCGACAACTACTCGGAAACCTTCGCTGCCTCCCTGGTGGAGGGCCTGGAGCTCGGCTCCCAGCCCGCCCCCACGGGTGACCCGAAGAAGGTCACCAAGGAGACCGCGGCTCGCACCACCCCGAAGAGCAACCCGAACATCGAGATGGGAGCAGTCTGATGGCAGTCGAGGACAGGGACTACGCAGCGATGGCCGCGGTGCAGGGCGACAGCGACACGCCCGTCACCGCCGACAAGCTCGCCGACGCCCAGAAGGTCGAGCAGCCCAAGGAGGGCGACGGCGGCCTCCAGGACTCCGAGGACGAGAAGGACGAGACCACGGTCACGCCCGAGCAGCCCGTGCGGCGCGGCCCCGGCCGTCCCCCGCGCAGCTGATCTCACCTCCTGAACGAGGCGCCGCCGGCCGGACGATCCCGGTCGGCGGCGTCTTCCCATCCCAGACCAATCTTGGAGACCCGCGATGCTGACCGACAGCCGAATCCAGCAGGCCGTGCACTGGGGCGACCTGGAGATCAGCGGGTTCAACGACAGTCAGCTCCAGCCGGCCAGCTACGACATCCGGCTCCACGACGAGGCGCTTCAGCTCAGGCCCGGCCTGCCGCTGGACCCCCGCGAGAACGCCGAGCCGGAGTTCGAGCGGGTTCTGATCCCCGAGAGCGGCGCCGTCCTGCGCGGTCGCGGCTTCCTGCTCTGCTCCACCGCGGAGCGGGTCCGGGTCGGCCCCGGCTTCGTAGGGCAAGTAGAGGGGAAGTCGTCCCTCGGCCGCCTCGGCCTGATGGTCCACGCGACCGCCGGCTACATCGACCCGGGGTTCGACGGTCAGATCACGCTGGAGCTCAGCTGCGTGCACGACCGCGGCGTGAAGATCTACCCGGGGATGCGGATCGGACAGCTCGCCTTCCGGTACTGCGGTTCGGGGGACCGCCTGTACGAGGGCAAGTACCAGGGCCAGGAGGGCCCCACGGCCTCCCGCTACCACCAGAACTGGGACGCCCTGCTGGAGCAGTGGCGATGAGCGGCGACTTCGACCTCGACCTCGACTTCGACGACGGCCCCGCGGACCCGCTGAGCCACGTCGAGGAGGGCGCCCCGCCGCTGACCGTCATGACGGTCGCCGGGTTCGAGCTGCCCGTCCTGGAGCCGGCCGAGAAGCGCTTCTACGAGACCATGCGGGACAAGTACACGACCGAGTACGTGATGACCGACCCGTCGGACATCGCCGACCTGGACGCCGTCCTGACGTACGAGCTGATGGTCTACCGGCTGTCGACCCAGCTGGGCCGCGGCTACGACGCGAACCGATTTCCGCTCAGCCCCAAGGACATGGCCCAGCTCCAGCGCACGCTGAAGGAGGCCAGCGAGCACCTCGCGAAGCTGAAGGACGCCCTGGGCGTCTCGAAGTCCGCCCGGGACCGCGCCGCCGGCGAGGACACGGCCACCTACCTGACCGGCCTGCTGAAGCGGGCCAAGGAGTTCGGCGTCCACCGCAACAGTCAGACGCTGGAATCCATAGCGCTCGCGCACGAGATCGGGTCCGTCGTCGGCACGTACCTGCGCAGCAACGAACTGGAGCGGTCGAAGACCAACTTCCGCACGGCCGAGGACATCCTCGCCTGGATCAACGAGACGGTGTACCCGCGGTTCACCAAGCTGGACGAGGACTTCCGGGCGAACCAGCAGTCGCAGTGGGTCGGTGAATTGTGACCGCCTACCGCCGGCTCACCGAGGAGGAGGCCCACCTCGTCTGCCTGCTCCAGGACGACAGCGGCATCGACCTGATGGAGTTCGCCTACCGGGCCGAGGCGTCACCGGACAACTGCTACCGGCTGAGGAATTACCAGTGGTACTGGTGGTGGTCGCCGGACAAGTACAAAATGAGCGCCTGCGCGCGTGACGTCGGCAAGACGGAGAACCTGATCGCTGAGGCGTGCGCCTTCCCCTACGCGCACCCCGGGTACGATTTCTTCCTCACCGCGCCGACGAGCGACCACCTGCGCCCGCTGGTCGACAAGATCGAGGAGCGGGTGCTGTCGATCCGCATCCTGCGCGAGCTGCTCCAGTCCCGGAACGGCAAGAACGGCATCAGCCGCATCCCCAGCTTCCAGGCCCTGTTCACCAACGGCGCCAAGATCATCACCCGGCTGCCGAAGTCCGACGGCCAGGGCGTGAAGGGCCAGCACGCGCTGAAGGTCCGGGTCGACGAGGGCCAGGACTTCCCCGAGCCCGCCTGGAACGAGCTGTTCCCGACCCTGCGATCGGACCTGCCCGGTTCGAGCATGAGCATCTTCGGCGTCACCGCCGGCCTGGCGAACCGCTTCGACGAGTTCGCGTCCGACCCCGACACCATGTTCACGGTCTTCCGCAAGATCGGCCCCGAGCGACCGACGTGGGGCGACGAAGAGCGCATCGCCGCCATCAAGAAATACAAGGGCGAGACGAGCATCGACTACGGCCGGAACATCTTCGGCCTCAGCCTCGGCGTGCACTCGAACTGGTACGTCACCGCCCGCCTCATGGCGTGCGTGCGGGTCGAGGAGACCCCCTGGGCGATCCAGTACAACCGCGACGTCTACCAGCACATCGAGATCGACAGCGAGGCCCTGCGCGGCACCGGGCGGACGGCGGCCGGAGAGGTCCACATCCCCGCGTCGCACCTGGAGCCCGACTACGCCTCCTACTGGGCCGGCTACGACGTCGGTCTGACGAAGGACCCCTCCGAGATCCTGGTCTTCGGCCAGTACGACCGCCCCGGCCTGCCGTCCGGCTTCCGCCTTCTGACTCGCGTGAGCATGAAACGCATCTCGGCCGGCGAGCAGATCGAGGTCGTGAAGCGCCTGTGCACCAGCTACGGCAACCGCCTGCGCCGCATGGCGATGGACGGCACCGGCCTGGGCCTGCCCGTGGCGCAGATGCTGCTCACCATCCCCGAGACCCGCGACGTCGTCCGCGGCTACGGCTTCAGCGAGAAGATCACCGTCGGCTGGGAGGACCGCAAGCTCGCCCCGCGGGAAAAGCCCGAGGCCCTCGAAATCAAGAAGAAGTCGCCCGAGCACGGCCTCGACGTCATGCGCGAGCTCATCGACGAAGGCCGCCTGGAACTGCCGATGGACGTGCCGCTGCTCACCGAATGGCAGGGCGTCGGCGAGGACCACACCCTGCACGCCGGGTGGATGTTCGGCGTCGCTGTCCGCCAGCACGAGATCGACGGCAAGAAGGAATTGTTCGCGGCCCGGCCTCCGATCATTCCCGCTATCGGCTGACGCTGGGGGCGAAACAATTTATGTCCCCCTACTCTGGCTAAGAAGGCCACAAGGCGAGGTAGCGGAGGCACAGCGTGGCGGTAGAGACAGTCAACGAGACCGGCCTCGCACTCCCGAATTCGGTGCTGCGAGAGACCGCGTCGCACGTCATGCGCGCGATGGACGAATGGCGCCCGGTCGACCGCAACGGCTCGATGTCGATGTTCACCCGCGGCACCTTCCACCAGCCGCGCACCGCCCTTCAGGCGATCCACGCGGCCCGGAACGCGATGCACGACGACGTCGTCGGCAACGCGCTGGAGCTGCTGGAGGGCATCAGCCTCGACACGGTCTCCTGGGAGTCTTCCGACCAGGAGGTAGCCGCCGCCTGGAACCGCTCGGCGGCCGAGATCGACCTCGACTGGTTCGTCCGCGCCGCGCTGCGCGAGCTCAACACCCTCGGCCGGATGACCGTGGCGACCTGGTGGGGCACCACCGAGGCCCGCCCGGCCGGCACCGGCCCCGCCGGAAAGCGCGCCCGCCGTCGCGTCTCGCGGGTCATGCCGCAGCGCCTGGTCATCCTGCCGGCGGAGAAGGTCTTTCGCATCGCGTCGTTCTGGGGCGTCGACAAGCTGCTCTGGCTCGCCACCCAGGAGGAGCACGACGCGCTCGTCGCCGGCCTGGATCCCACCAGCGACCGCCTGATCCTGGGCTCGTACCCGGTACCGGTCGACCTCAACGCCGACATCATCGCCCTCGGCGGCGACCCCGAGCGCTGCTGGCTGCTGGACCCCCGCTCGGTGTGGCAGTACCGCCTGCCGGGCGAGGACTACGGCACCGGCACCGCCACCCCGATGGCGCGCGTGCTGCCCTGGCTGGAGCAGAAGGCGCGCCTCATGGACGCCGACCGCGCCTCCCTGATCGGCGCCGCCAACTTCGTGCTCGTCTTCAAGATCGGCACCGACCTGGCGCCCGGTCAGCAGGAGGAGATCACGGCCTACCGCGAGGGCATGACCAAGATCGCGAAGATGCCCGTCATCGTCGGCGACCACCGGCTCAACGTCGAGATCCTGGCGCCCGACACCGCCGCGGTGCTGAACGCCGACAAGCACGCCGTGGTCAACAACCGGATCGCGGCCACTGTGCTGGGGCTGCCCGACGACGACATGCTGCCCGGCAGCGGCCGGCTCGACCCCGAGGTCGCCGCCCGGATGATGGTCGCCCGCGCCAAGTCGCGCCGGCGGATGCTCCAGCGGGCGCTGGAGGCCAACCTGGGCCGCGTCGGCTCGAAGCTCAACGGCGACGAGTTCCTGGAGAAGGTCCCCTCGCTGGCCTTCACCCCGCGCGAGATCCCCCTCGTGGGCGTCACCGCGGCGATGAACGCCGTGCTCGCCGCCCGCCAGCGCAACGACCTGTCCCGCCAGTCCTACCTGGAGGGCCTGGGCTACGACCAGGACGTCGAGCGGGTCCGCCGCGAGCGCGAGGCCGACGAGGGCTTCGACGACACTTTCCAGACCCACGAGCCCTTCGACTCGCCGGGGGGCGGGAACACGAACAACAACGGGGGCGACACGAACGGAGGCGGCAGGCCGCTTGGAGCGAAGTCGACGGACACCGGCGAAGGGAACAAGTCGTGAGCACCGAACACGAGCTACACCAGCGACGCTCGGAGATCCTGGCCCGGATGCGGGCCGACCGGGCGACCGCGGCCCTGCTGGAGTCCCTGACCCCGCCGCCGGCCGCCCTGCCGGTCGTCGAGCAGGAGCAGAGCCTGTTCCACACGACCGTGATGCCCGCCTCGCCGCTCAGCTCCGACGATGGGGAGCCATCGACAACCCCTGGCGGAACCCCCGCGACGGAGACTGCTCGATCTGCGACTGCTCCGACACAGCGCGCACTAAGCGTTGGTTTTGCCGGGAGGCTGGTGAGGGCTGACGAGGTCAACCTCAACGGCGCATATTTCTCCCGCGAAGACCTGGACTTCGGTCTGGCGTCGCTGATGATGGCGCCGGCGACGTACAACCACGTCGGCGACGGGGCGATCGGGTACATCACCGAGGCGAAGACGATGGAGACGGCCGACCACGGCTACCACATCGACATCCGCGGCCGGCTCTGGACGGCGCGCTTTCCCTTCGTGGCCGACTCGCTGGAGACGACGATGGCCGCGGGTCAGGCCGCTCTGTCGATGGAGTGCGTCGCGTCCGCGGTGGGCTGCATGACCGAAGGCTGCATGACCGTCGCGACCGAGTTCGAGGAAGCCTGCGAGCACATCGCACAGCGCACCGGGCCGCGGCGAATGATTCGGCCGACGTTCTACGGGGCCGCGCTCATCCTCGACGGCATCAAGCCGGGATGGCCCGGGGCAAGTCTCGCGCGCGACTAACCGACTCCGGGCGGTTGCAGGGTAATTTTCACCCACTTACCCTGCAATAGAAGGCGCCAATAAAGCGCTCTCTCAGAATTTCCCGCCCGAGGAGGAAGAATAGTGACTGCCAAGCCGCAGGGCACTCCCCTTCAGCTGGAGATCGCAGACGCCTCGGGCGCCCCGATCCCCGCTGACGACAAGGTCGCCATCCTGGTCGCCCACCAGGTCGCCGTCGAAACCGCGTCGCTCAACGACGAGGTCAAGACGCTGAAGACCGAGAACGCCAGCCTGAAGGACCAGCTCGACGTCGCGGAGGCCGCGAAGGCCGCCGCCGTCAAGGAGTTCGAGGACTACAAGGCCGAGCAGGCCGCCGCCGCCGAGCGCGCGTCGCTCGTCGAGGCCCGCACCGCCGAGGTCGCCAAGGTCGCCCCCGCCCTGGAGGCCACCGAGGACCGCGTGCAGCGCTGGACCTCGATGGACAAGGCGTCGTTCGACAACTACCTGGCCGAGCTCGCGGCCGTCGCCGGCACCCCCAGCCAGTCCGCCCCGACCGCGCCGTTCGACGCGACCACGGGCGAGACCGCGATGAGCAACGTCCGTACCGCATCCACCACCGGGGGCACCAGCGCCACTCGCGCGCTGCTGCTGCCGGCCTGAAGTCGAACCGAGAGGAGAAAAGACAATGCACAACTTCGGTGACAGCTTCGGGTTCCGGCGCAGCGACGAGATCCTGCACTCCGGTGCCGAGGCCAACCTGAAGGTCCCCGTGACGGGCACCTTCCTCCAGGGTGACGTGGTCGAGCTCGACCCCGCCAACCCCGGCTACGTCAAGAAGAGCGCGACCGACCTCCCGCTGGTGCCCGGCATCCGCGGCCTGCTGGTCCAGTACGGCGAGCTCCGCAACGAGCCCGGCCTGACCCGCAACGTCATCCACAACACCCGGGACCTGAGCGCGGTCGTCAACGACGCGCAGACCGTCGTCGTCACCGGCGCCGGCATCAAGGTCTGGGTGAAGAACCTCACCGCGGTCACCGCCGGCTCCGGCCGCCGGGCGTACCTCGCGGAGGACCGGGTCACCCTCGCCAGCCTCGCGGTCGGCGACCTCGTCAAGTGGAACGGCTCGAAGTTCGTCGAGACGTCCGACGCCGCCATCGCCATCGGCACGGTCACCAAGGTGACCGCCACCGGTGCCGAGTTCACGCTGAACAACTGAGAGGAAGCAGTCCGATGGCTGGAGAGCTGAACCTGAAGAGCTTCCTCGCCGGTGTCGCACGTCAGACGCCGACCGCGGAACTCGCCGCACGCCAGGCCGCCGCCAACGCGGAGGCCCGGGAGAACTGGGGCGACCCCCGCTGGCACAAGGAGCAGTCCGCACTGATCGCCGAGGCGGTCGACGCGGGCTTCACCAACCCCGAGGTGTTCCGCGGCGTGCTGCGGTTCCGCAACCTGGGTGCCAACGACAAGCTGGTCCACCGCACCCGCAAGGGCCTGAAGATCTACGCTTCGGCCCACGGCGGCTACGTGGACGAGTCGACCCTGTCGATCGACACCTTCGAGGCCCCCAAGACGCCGATGGCGTGGCACGTGGTCGCCTCCGAGGACGACATGCTGTCCGACTACGCGGTGCAGATGGCCGAGCTCGTCGGCCTGGCCCGTCAGGCCGAGCAGGCCGAGATCGTGCGCCGGCAGCTGCTGCTGCTCCAGGCCGCGGTGCCGTCCTCGTCCCCGTACTACGTGGACGCGACCGGCTCGGGTCTGACCGCCGCCGTCCTGAACGCCGCGATCCGCGGTGTCGCCGACGCCGACCGTCCGGGCGGCGGCCTCCTGCCGACGCAGATCACGATCATCGGTCGCGCCGCGGCCGTCGACGAGATCTCGGACTTCACCGGGTTCAGCGACACCCAGCTCGACGAGATCAACGCGCAGGGCTGGCTCGGCCGCTACCGCGGTGCGCGCATCAACCGGCTCGTCAACTGGACCGACGGCGAGGGCACGTCCTTCATGCCGGAGGACGAGGTCTGGGTCGTCTCCGACGACGCCGGCGACTTCGCCCGCTTCGGTCAGGCCCGGGTGAACACCTGGACCGAGAACGAGCTCGACAAGACGCACACCAAGTCGCGTCGCGAGGTCGGCGGCTTCATCGCCTACCCGCAGAACGTGCGTCGGATCAAGCTCGCCGCCTGATCCAGCGCAGCACGATCGCCCTGGGATGGGGCCGCAAGACCAGGAGGGGCTCGGCCGGGAGGCTGGGCCCCTTCTGGTGTCCCCGGGGCATTGGGTGTCATGCAGTAGTATTTCGGACATGAGCGACGCCGTACCTGACGCCGTGCCCGATCATCGACAGATTCGAGAGCTGAACGACGAACCCGACCGGGTCCGGGCCGATGTGCAATATCTGATGCAGCGCGAAGGCGTCAAGAGCACCACGGCCATCGCACGGGCGATCTCGATGTGCGCCATGATCCGCCGGGTGGAGGAGCACGGTGGGGAGGTCTGGCTCAGCGCCAGTCCCGGACACCGGCCGCGGTCGATCTGGTTCCGCTGAGACTCAGCCGGCCCGCAGGCGCAGGGGCATCTCCAGCCCGCACACCAGGCAGACCACCACCGCGCTGGACTGGGTGACCTCCCGGTAGCTCGGCCACCGCTCGCCGAAGTTGCGGACCTTCTGCATGAACTTCTGCTCGGTGATGCGCAGGTCCAGGCTGCGGGCCTGGCACCGGGGGCAGGGCGTGTACTCGATCGTCGAATCCGCCATCGTGCGCGCCTTCCTGTGATATACACGAACGGTGGG